CCGTATGTTTGAAACATAAGTGGGTCTAATACCTATACCATAGTTACCAATCAAAGGTATACCAGTACCATTAACTGTTATGTTAGGTATATCAAGTCCACGGAGAGTAATATTAGGTACTTCAATTGGTTCCATTTGCTTCTATTATCGCCTCTTTAATTACAGTCTTTAATTGTCTTAGTTTCTTTTTACCAAGACCTGCTCTTGCATCTATCTTAACCTTCAACCAATATACAAAGGTAAGTACCAGTAGGAACTGGATACCTTCACCCCATGACATGTTCCAAGCTTCATTAAGATCTAATGATGCAGCAGCGAATGTGTTTAATAAGTTCATTTTTTAGGAATTTGATTTTTGTAGTCTTTAGGATCTTTCAATCCCTTAACAGGACCACTAGTTTGTGGCCAAGCATTAATTAATTGTAGATATACTTCTTCTCTTACTACTTCTCTTATTCTTTCTATCTTAGCATCTTCACGTTTCTGTGGACCACCAGTATTCTGATCAATCACGTGACCACCACCAACAAATGCACCAGTCCCTACGACTGCTGCTGCTGTTACACCTGATGTTACTTTTTGAATGTCCATAGTTATATGTAAGTTAATACCAATACTACTCTACGATTATCTTTAGGAGTTACATGATGATGTGTACTACCACCAAATGCTACAATGTCATCCTCTTTCGGATCATGTATATGAGGTTGTTTATCATCATCATATAAAATAGTTTCCCCACCAGCATCTGTAAAATATATTAACATATTCCTGTGATCAAATTGATGATCTACATGAGGGAATGTCTGTGCCATTTCACGTTGAGGTTCAACTTGATTAGCATTTACTCTCAATAGAGTTACAATCTCTAAAACATTATGCTGAAAGATTTGCTCTATTACAGTGCTAACCAATGGCATAAGATCTGAATCAATAACTCTAGGGTACCTTGTTTCATTTTCGTACTCTTCTGATGGTGCGAAACGTTTATCCCAAGGTCTTGCTAAAAAGCAATGAGAATAAAAAGGAACATTTTTATATGTTTGTTTCTCAAACAGTCCCATGTCACCATAAGTTGATGCTGGACGGTACTGCCAGTTAAAAGTTTTTCCTAAAATTAATTTCTTTAACTGATAAAATTCATCAGTCTTAGGATTGAGTAAGGGTGTAAATTTACCCTTACTAATTTTTTTCACAAAGTTCATAATGATTTAAATCTTAGAGAGGTGATCCAGGAACAGGTAATCCCATACTAGGAGTAGTAGATACATCGCCTCCTATAGGCAATCCTACGTCTCCTGTAAGAGCACCACCAACTAGTCCTCCACCTATTCCTCCGAGTGCTTTTTCTTTTATGTTTTCTATTATTGCATCCTTGCGTACATAAACGTAGCCAGCAGTGCCAACAACGGCAAGAGATACAACAGCAGACGCAACAGCGAGTACATTGATTAGTTTTTGCATGATTATAATTCGTAAGTTTTCTTATCTTTACTGTTAGGATCAACAGCAATAATTTTTAGGGGTGCTTGTTCGATACGAATAGTCTGAGTAGGACCACCGTTACCACCACCATTACCATTACCATTCATCTTCATAGTACCGTCACCTTTCTTAGATGCAGTTTGAATTCCAAAGCTAGCTAAAACTCCAGTAAAAACCGAAGCTATAAAAGTTGGATCTATTTTTTGTTGTGGTATACCTGGAATCGCCACATAATTAAGAGTCAATATTCCACCCGACCAGGCAAGAACGGTTATTCTCACTGCGGTTGAGATGATTGCTGCTTGTTCGTCAGCATCTGGTAGTAGTGCGGCTTTTGCCTTGCCAAAGAAACCTTTCTTTTCTTCTTTGACTTCTTCTTCTACTACTTCTTCCTTTATTTCTTCAGGCATTTTTATACATCAAGGCCATTCTATTTATCAAGAAAATCTGCTTTAGTTGGAACTACAAAAACATTACCAGAAATTGAAATGCGATAATCATCAGTAGTGTAAAATGGATTAACAGAATGATTTAATCCAGCAGGAAAGAATGCCATCTTCCAATTCCAACTACTATCTAAAGGAAAATATTTTGCTGCTTGAAACCCCATAGCATCGATATACCTAAAGGAAAACATAGCAGTCTCATTACCATTAGGTTTATATTGTGCCATCTCAACATCTATATTATCCCAAGGTATTTGAACCCATATAACAAAAGAGAATGCTCCATTGTGAATATGAATAGGATTAAAATCATGCTTCTTTTGATAGTTAATCCACAAACCTTGTAATTCAAAATCATACTCGTCAACATTTACAGGAGACATATGATTTACTTTAAACTTAAATTGTTTTTCATATTCATATGACAAAGTTCTCATCAACCTAGAAATCTTTGGTGTAATAGGTAGATGATATTCTTCAGCAAGGTGTCCTTTCAGACCTGCTCTTGCATCTAACTTTTTATCTTTCTGTATATTATGAATAGACACCTCAATTTCTTCCCGAACTTCAGGTGGTACTTCTGCTAATAGATAACCAGGTGAATGAAACCACTCAACATGTACATCAACTTCAAAAGGTTTACTCATTCGTTTGCTTTTTTTTACCAATGTTATATTTGGACTCTAAAGTCCATTCGCTTTTTTCTTTATAAGCGATCACTTTTATCTGACTAAGCGGTGCTGCTTCAGATATAGATTCCTCTTTAACGATCTGTACTAGACCCCAATCAGATAGAAGTTTAACTATTCTATTTCTTCTTTGTACATCATTCTCAGATAGATTTGCTTTCTTACCATCAAGAGCAAATAATTCTTTAAAATGTACTATGTAATACTGTCCCTTCTTATGAAGGATATGACAAGATTGATACAACTTCTTTTCTTTACGAGAAGCAACACCAATACGTGTAAGAGTTTCACGAACTTTAAGGAAATCATCAGGCTCCTTTAAATTCACCTCCACCATATCATCTTTAGTCCACTGGACTTCGACTTCATTCATCTCTTACCTCCTTTATTCAGTTTTTCTTTGATGTAGTTAAGTTGGTCTGGAGATAAAATCCCTAATGCTTGTTTGGCTTTTTCATTACTATAACCATAGTATGATTTAATGCATTCAAGATCTTTCACCTTTTCCTTTTTACCCCAAGGAGAATATCTCCTCTTAGGTCTCACTGTATTTAGATAAAACGAATATTGTAATTTCTTATCCAAGTTAGGATACCGATTCATCTCATTAGCAAATGCTAGTGTGTCCATATGATGTGACATACATTTGTTAATGACATAAGGAGGATAATTCTTTTCCCAACCAGGATCATCTTGCATAAGATTTTCCTTATTGTTATTAATACTGTTCAGGTAATCCTTAAGAGGATACCGATCATCATATGGCATAGTTAGTTAAGACAAGTTCTTTGCGTTCTTGCTGTTCTTTCATGTAGTCACCTGTACTACGCATAGTATAAGTTAAATCAAACTCAGCAGCGTTCCAGTCTTTAAAGCGATCTTTAATCACCTGACTACTATTGTATGATATCATTTGATGGTTAGTTTGTCTATCACAATCTTCTGCAAAATGATCATGGTCAAAGTACTTATGTAGATCACCTTTCTTACCATAGAGTTTATCTCCAATCTCATAAGGAGGATCTAGATAAGTAAATATTCCTTTATCATCAGTCAACATCCTATCATAAGATAGATTAGTTATAACCCAGTTCTGTATCACCACCGAATATGCTGGTAACTTTTCTATCCCTCGTAAACTAAAGTTACTGTCTGAGGCTTGTTTGGAGAAGGAACTCGATTCGGTAAGACCACTGAAAGAACACTTATTAACAATATAAAAACTAACAGCACGGGTAACGAGACTGGCTCCCTCATCGTTAACCAATTCTTTACTTTCCAGAAAAAGTTCACGTGCTCTATCTGGGGTTGGGTATTTTGTTTTAAATATTTTGAGCCTGGTCGTAATTTCATCTGGTTCGTGTTGTAGTTGTTGCCAAAAGTTTGCTAAAGGTTCATACAAGTCATTAACCCATACCTCTAAATGAGGATAAGTTTTTGTAATGTATAAAGCAACAGAACCACCTCCAAGGAAAGGTTCTCTATACTCTTTATACTTATTCATATCTGGTAAGAAGCGTGACATCTTTGTGATAGCACGAGACTTACCACCAGGATAACGAAGAGGGGTTTTCAATGATTTCATTTAGGTAATCTGCGATTAAAGTTCCAGTAATCAAATTTTTGCCATATGTAATATACACCAATTAGAGTTCTTTTAAGAAACTCTTCCAATAATATCAATCCAATAAAGAAATAATCCTCTAAGGTTTTCACTTCTTAAATACACCTAACTTAGATAGTAACCAAAGTGTTACTATTGTCCACCCTATAACATACCACATTATTTTTTTGTTGTGTTACTTCTTGTTCTGTTATGAATTGCTATGAACTTATCTCCAGCAAATGTACCACCAAGACACACATCAATCTCATCACCATCCACCCAATTAACATCACCATTCATTTTGGTGTGTTGCATTGCAACTTGGATTTCGTCAATTACTTTTTGTGTTAGTCTCATCAATAGTACCTTGGTCCTGATCCGATCCCTCTTTCTACTTCAACAACTATAGCATCCATTATACGATTAAATGATCTTGCCATTTGACGATAACCAGAACCAACATAAAGTTGTCCTGCTAAAACAGATACAGTAGCTACACCCCAGAAAAGATAATAAAATCTAGATTTAACTTGTGCTCTTTGTTTTTGTTTTCTTGAACCCCATTCAGGTAATGGTGGTGTCGGATAAGAATTAGTCATAATATAATTAGTCTATCGATATTATACTACATGTCTAAGATTTTTTCAAGTGGGTTAGGTAAATCAATTTTTTTAATACGTTCTGTTCTAGGTTCAGTTCTTGGATTGCCTTCCAAATATCGTACAGCATTCATAACACCTTCAAGATTATCACCCAACATTCCTATAGATCTATTACAATCAGCACATAACCATCCTCTATGTTCCTCTGTAGATCTAATATGATCTGCATGCACATCAGTAAAATCAGGAAGATATTTTCCACAACACTGACAAAAATCTGGAAGAGGTTTACCAGAGTTTTTTGCATCCTCTCTAATCTTATTTGTTATAGTTTGATTTCTACTATAACACTTCTTACATGTATTGGTAGTTCCATCAGTACATCTTTTTCTTTCTACTCTAAACAAATCTAAAGTTTTTATTTCTCCACACTGTTTACATTTTTTTGATTTTGTAATATCAATCTCAGTAAGTATATAACTCCCACCATTTCTAACTTGAGGGAACCATTTTTTCGGTGTCATTTAAATTCACATTCCAACATCAATTGAGTTAAGCAAGCAAGTAAATTAATCTCTTGATCTACAACAAAGGCAGCCTTGTATTGATACTCAGCAATAATGAGAACTGCTGCAGCAACACTAGCACCAGTCATTGAACCTGCTAGACTATCATACAACTTTCTCATAATAGAAGTTGCATCACTATCTATATTTTGAGTTACCCATTTTTTAACATCATTAAACTTTTTCTCTTTAAGAAAGGTTACTAGATTATCAACATTAGCATCATTCAGCGTTGCCAGGATGCCCGTATTGATTGATCCCGTGGAGCTATAGCGTTGTAGTTCATTGATGGTTCTTCTGAAGTCTGGAAAATACTTCTGTATAACTTCAACAAGAACTGATGAGTTATACTCAACTTTCTCTGCTGTAAGGATCTCTCTACATCTAGTAAAGAATTCTGCTGCAAGTTGTTGTTTTGTTTTTCCACGAACATTAAAATCAATTACTGTTGTTCTACTATGTAACGGTTCTATTATTTTATTCTTAAAGTTACACGTGAATATGAACCTACAATTCTTTTGGAATTCCTCAATCGACGCACGTAAGAGGAGTTGGACATCTGGTGTTGTATTATCTGCTTCATCAATAATGAGAACTTTGTGACGACTGCTAGATGTAAGAGAAACAGTACTAGCAAAGGATTTTGCCTGATTGCGAACAGTGTCCAAGAATCTACCTTCATCAGACCCATTAATGACATAACTATCTACTCCTAATTCATTACATAATGCCTTTGCAATAGTTGTCTTACCTACACCAGCAGTCCCAGAGAGTAGAAGATTTGGTATCTCTCCTTGCTCTATGAAACTCTGGAAGGTATTCTTCACATCTGTAGGAAGTATACAGTCCTCAACTTTCTGAGGTCTATACTTCTCTACCCATAAAAAATCACTCATAGTTTATTATCTTGATGGGTCACGTATTCTAAAACTTCCTTATCGATCATACTATACAAACTTTCCCAAGTCAATGTATCTCTTAATTTAGATGCTATGTTACCTATATCATCTCCATTAAGGAACACACCCCTTACTATCTTTTCAGAATAGTCTCCATATTGAGTTTGAAGTTTTGCTCTTGCCTCTACCAACTTGTTAAGGTTGATAGTGATCTTCACATCATTATCAATCATAACCAATCTGGTTTTCTGGATGGGTCACGTAGATAATTATCTGCAACCCAAGGTTTGCTGCTAATGTAATTTTTGTAAGCAGTAAAAGTGTCAATGCTTGTGTCATGTTTATACTCATCAGGCATAGCTCGTGTAAAGGATACAGGAGAAGGACAACCAGGAAATAGATTGTCAGCATAGTCTAGCGTATATTCGCAACTATGTACTTTATTGTAACGGTGTGTATACTCAGCACATAGTGCAAGACCATGTGCTATTAACCAACGAAAGTTACTCTGTGCCCATATTGTACAAGGGTGATTACGAAATGCACCCTTAGCAGTAGCATAAAAACCACCGCCTTTCTTTGGTAATAAACCAAAGTTGTGACCCCAGTCTTGACATGCAACAATAGAAAGCATTTGACATGTTTCTAATGGCATCTTGACTACATGTTTGTCAGGTAATACTTGTGCTGATACAATAGGGTCGGGGTCAGTCACAAAAATGTTCATGTGTTTGGTTCGAGTGCTATAAAGTATTTGATACCCTCTGCTTGAAAGAGAGCAACGTTAGACTTACTTATTGTAACATCATAATCAGCAAGAAGCAACTTCAAGTTCTCAACTTTAAAACAATAACAGAATGTATCCTGTGTATCACCTACCTTAACAGAGTAACTATTAGAAGTATCATTCTTCTTATCAGTTACACGTAAACTCATCTCAGTGCCGTCACCATATAAACATAGATCAGGTAATTGATATACTGAAGCAGCACGTTGTAGTTGTTGTAAAGTTGTAGCATCTAAAGCAAAGTTAACATCCTCAGATGGAAGATCGATTTCTTTATCTGGTGGTTGTGTAATAATATCAGGGTCAGCATAAAAGAACCTAGTCTTAGATCTACCCTTAGTGTCACTTACAGTGACATAATTATCTTTTGATGTGTCAATAGATGGTTGCTCAAATAGAGATAGACCACCAAGGAATACACCAAGATCATATATGGACAGTTGAGAATCAAATTCTTCATCAACATCAGCATAAACAAGAATGTTCTTATTGATGCTTAAGGTACTCAACTTGTTGCCTGGTTTAATAACAAGAGACTTGTTAATAGAACAAAAGTTCTTAAGGACTTCAATTGTTGGTTTGGATAATACAGTCATTTACTTGTCATAATCTACGGAAAAGGGGGTAGCTCCAGTCTGGGTAGCATACGATGCTGCTGTTTTGTCATTGAAATGACAAAGTAACACAGCGTAGTGGATAATCTTAATGATATCCTTA